TATAATATACAAAAAAAAAACTTAACCAAACCTGAGCCCAAACCACTTGGATTATATTAATTTATAATAAGGAGGAAGAAAATGATATTTTTATCAAAATTAAATAACATGACTCTTTGTCGTGCTGTGTGTTATCCAGATGATATGCCTAGATTAAATAGAAATACTGCTATCATAATGCCTACAGATGATGAAGAAGTGTTTTTAGATATTTTAGATAAATTAAAATATAATAGAAGTAGATTAAGAATAAAAGGTATTAATTATATGTATGTACCTAAATATTATAATTTTAAAGCCGGTATAAAAACAATAAGATTTCATCAAGATCATTTCTTAGATAAAGTAAAAGAATTAAAAGTTAGATCTCATACTGTAGCTACTAATACTACTACTAATATAAGAAATTATAATGTTGTTTTTAATTATACCCCTATAGCAGCTCATTTATTAGATCCATCAGTAAATTATACTAGTGTATCTAGTAGAACTATATGGGATGCTTTATTAAATTACCAAGATATAGAGCATTTACATAAGTATATTTTATTTACTCCAGAAATAACTAAAATAAATGTTAAAAATAAAGCCTTGATTAAAATGAGTTCTTATAAAGTAAGAAATCTTTATATTAGATTTTTATATCAATTAATTTATCATTATGATAACTTTGTATCTTTTTTAAGAAATAATGATATAGCTTTACTATTCACAGATCATAGGTTTTCTTTTAAAGTAGATTTTAATGATTCAGAATTTGAAACAAATTATCCAGATAAAGAAGATTTCTTTAAAGCATTATTTATGAATTTAAAAAGAATGCAAATGGGATTACCTGTAGAAGACGAAGATGTAGATTTAGAAGAAGTTATAAATAAGCATAAAGAAATAAAAGAAGAAATTGCTTCTAATGATGAAGGTGATAAGACTATAGATGATACTACAGTTACTAAGACTATGGCTATAGTAGATGCTTTTAAGAAGAGTAATTCTACATTAAAAGATGAAATGGAAGAAGTAGCAGATGAGGTTACTACTACTATAGATACAGAAGCAGATAATACTGAAGAAAGTAAACCTGCAGAAAAAGAAGTTAAAGAAAATAAAAAAGAAAAAGTATTAAAAGAGAAAATAATAAAGATACAGAATATTGTAACTAAAGACCAGAAAAGAGAAGTATCTGTTCCTACTAGATTAGTAGATGTTAAAAAGAAACAAGAAGAAATCATGAATGATAATTTAGTTGAAGTATTAGCTAAATTAGAAGATATGGCTGAATCTATGATAACTCCTGATGTAATAAAGGAGAATTCTTCTTTTGGTACATTTAGTATAAATAAATTAGATGAACAATATGAAGCAATAGCTAAAAAAGATAGATTAGCTGTAGCAGAGTCATTAAATAAGACTAGTGTACCTTTATATTTAACAGGATATAAAGATAAACAAAATATGGATTCAAAAGATACTTATACTAGAAAAGTACAAATGACTTTTGAAAGTCCTTATAATAGTAAAGAAAAACATACATTTACAATGAATATACCTGAATTACGTGATGGTAAATTTTTACATATTAATGGATCAGATAAAGTTATGATAAGACAGAAAATGGCTTTACCTATAATTAAATTAGATGACGGTGTAGTTATTACTTCTTATTATGGAAAACTTTTCTTATCATTAACTACAGGTAATCTTTCTAAATCTGTCGCTAGAATAAAAAGCTTTATTAAATTAATGAGAAAGAAATTTCCTCAAAATTATTTGAAGAAATGGTTCTCATTTATACCAGCTTATTATGTAGCAAAAGATGAAAACTTTTTAGGTCCTGAATTATTAGAAATCTCTAGATTTATGACATATTGTAAAATTGATGAAAATAATTATATAGATTTAGGTACTTCTTCTCCAGTTGTTGGTAAAATAAATGGAGAAATATATAAAGCAAACCAATCTGAAGATAGAGTTACTAATTCTGTAGATGGTTCTCAATTAACTACTTTAGAATTTTTTCATAAGATCTTATCTAAATTAGAAACAGAAGATCCTCCACTATATAAATTATGGATGGATAAATCTACAGGAACTGTTAGTAAAAATATTTCTTATTCTAAAGTAGATAAATGGCCAGGAGGATCTACTCCTACTATATTTATGGTAATGCATGCTTTTGGAGATAATTTATTAGAAATTTTAGAATTATTGAAAAAAGATTATAATTTAGTATATGATGTGGTGCCATTTGATGGAGAAAAGAAACCTAAAAGTGAATTTTTAGGAGATGATTCTGATAGATTTTTATTTAGTAATTTTGCATTAGATGTTATTTATTCTAATGTGTCTAACAGACATTTATTACAACCATTACATGATGTAGATTTAACACAATGGGATTCTTTAATGTTAGATGGATTCAGTAATACTGTTACCACTTCTTCTAATGTTGTTATGGCTATGGAAACATATGAAGATTTATTTTTAGATCCTATTACAATTAAAGTAATGGAAGATTGTGGTATGCCAAATAATTATGGGGAAGCTTTAATATACGCTAATAATTTATTACAAAACTATGATAGAACAGTAAGTGAAATATCTTTAAAGAATGAACGTATGCCATCTAATAGTGAAATAATACAGGGAGCTATGTATGCATGTTTAGCTAAAGAATATAGAGACTATTCTATAAAAGTTAAAAGAGGTTCTAAAATGGCTTCTTTCTCTGTACAACAAGATGCTGTTATTACTTATTTATCAACATTACCTAATGTGGAAGAATCTTCTAAAATAAATGCTATACAACATGTAGATAAAATGTATACAATATCTAATAAAGGTATTTCTGGTATAAATAATAGTAGATCCTATACAGTTATTAAAAGAAAATGGGATAAAACATTCTATGGTGTTATGTCGGATGTATCTCCTTATGGTCCTGCTACTGGAGTAACTAAACATTTAGCAATTAATCCTAACATAAAAGATGTAAGAGGATATTTTATTTCTAAAGATCCAACAGAAACTAGAGATGATGAATTAATGGCAGTATCAGAAGCATTACGTCCATTTACTCAAAAACATGACTCCTCTCCACGTACTGCGATGTCAATGATGCAATCTAATCACTTAATGGGTACTGAAGGATCAGAACCGGCATATGTTACTTATGGTATGGATGAGACTATGTCTTATTTAGATTCTGACTTTGCTAAACGTTTAAAAGATGATGGAGAAATATTATCTATTAATGATAGATTTATGAAAATAAGATATAATAATTTAAAAAATGAGGATGGTACATTTGTTGAAGAAGTTATAGATTTAGATGTAATTGAACGTAACTCTGCTAAAGCATTCTTCACTCCAAATAAAATGGCTATTAATAGTAAATATAGAAATGCTAAACCTGGTACTAAAATAAAAAAAGATGAAATTATTGCATATAATAGTAATTATTATGCTGAAGCTGGTGATGATATTATATTTAAATCAGGACCTATTGTTAATATAGCATTAATGAATACTCAATATGCTTATGAAGATGCTACAGTTATGACTGAAAGCTTAGCTAAAAAATTACAAACAAAGGTATTGAAAAGAATAGCAGTTAAATTAAATCCTAGAAATCAAATAAAAGAAGTTAGAACATTATTAGGACCTATAGCTGGAGGAGATGTTTTAATTAAAGTGTCTGAAGATAGTGGATCATCTTTCTTAAATAGTGCATATGATTTATCTGCATTAGAAGATAGATTATTAAAAGTAGAGAAATCTAATTATAATGGTATATTAAGAGATATATATGTATATTATAAATTAACTGCTAAAGAAGAAGAGGAAATGGATCCTACAATAAAAGAATTTATGAAGAAGGTAGATTCATTCTATAAAAGAAAATATGATGGAGTAAATCTAGCTAAGAATTTACCAGCATATGAAAAAAATAGAGTGATAGATCACGTTACTAAATTTACAGATAACAGAAAGAATACAGTAAACGGAGATTTAGTAAATAAAGGAGAAATATTAGTAGAATTCTTTATAGAAGTGAATCAGAACTTCTCATCAGGAGATAAAATAACTATCGGTAATACTGCATTAAAAGGTGTAGGAAGTAAAATACTTACTGATGATCAAGCTCCTATAGGTGTAGAAACAGGAAAAAAATATGATCTTATATTATCTACCTATGGCCCTTTAAGTAGAATGATATATAGCTCATTCTTAGTAGGTCCTTTAACAGCAGCAATGCAAAAAATAAATGAAAATATTTTAGACATAATTAAGAACGATGAGACAAAAAAATAAATGAGCCCCCATACGGGGGTCTCTTATTTATATGCCAAATCTTTTATCAATCATATTTCTAAATAAATCTATTTGTGTCTTAAATGATCCGTTTTCTATATTTTGACACGTATTTTCATTAGTCTCTTCAAATACTCTAATTATTTCTAATTTTATATATGTAGCTATATCAATAGCTCTGGTTTTATATTTTTCATATTCAGGAGAGAAACTTATTCTTGTTGCATCTATTACATCATTTATTCTTTGTATTAAATCCATCTTCATTTTAGCTATAGACTCTGTCGAGTCTTTTCTTTTATATTTATCTTGGAGATGTTCCTTTACTCCTAGAATTAAATCTCTTCTAGAATAACCAAATTCTGATAATAGATTTTCTAATACTCCTTTTACTTCATTGACTAATCTTTCTCCATTTCTTCTTTTTATATATATTTTTTTAATCCATTCTAACATTATTATCCTCCTTATATTTTATTTAAATAAAACTGCCCCGTAGGGCAGTTAATTATTCTTTATCTTTTATTTCATCTATTGCTTTTTCAACATTTGCTTTTACTTCATATGCAGCTATAATTTCTGCTACCTTTGAATTTGTTATTTCTTCGATATCCCCTAAATCAAATTCTTCATCAGCTGCTATAGTTTCAGAATATAAATCGAATACCTTTATGCTTACTGATTCTCTATCTACAACAATACCCCTAACAGATATAACTTTTCCAATAGCTTCGAAATAATTTACATTTAATACTTTAGCAAATGATATATTTTCATTACCAGGTACTATTCTTTTAAACTTTTTATTTCTAGCTAATTTCTCTATTCTACTAAAGGTTTCAAAATCCTCTAGAGTTAAAGCTGTAAATAGAACACCGTCAAAATTGAATGTTTTTAAATTATCAGGTTTATCTATTTCTTCAGGAGAATCTACAGGATCCTCTAATACTGTTACAGATAACTGATTATTTGTTTCTTCATTATAATAAATGAATGATGGTCTCCATTTTCCATTGACTAATTTATCCATTGTAGAGATTCTTTTAAATAATTTACCATCAAATTCCATAGGATCTTCAGGCATAAAATGTATACTAATTTCGGTTATATCTGGTTTTTCTATTTCCTTTAATGGAACAATTGGTCTTTTAACTACTATCTTTTTATTAGACCCTTCTTTACCAAATGTTTGTATTACAGTATCTCCTTGTTCACCAGGTTCCCATTTAAAATCTTCCATTTTATATGTTTCTCCTTCATATGTATAAATATCTGTCTGAAGAGAGTTTGGTTCTTCTATTGTAATGATTTCAGGTTCTGTTTTTGGTGCTTCTGGAGTTTCATCTACCACATCTAGTATATCTGTATTTAATGTTTTTATATATTCTGAATTTTCATGTGTTTCTTTTATTGTTTCACCGTTAGGATTTATTTTATATGGCTTTACTATTCCAAATTGTAAGAATTCTCTATTAGTAGTTAATATAGCAGCTAATCTATATTCACCATATGGTTTCTCTTTGTAATAATATAAAGTATCTCCAGTTTTACTCGTATATTCTTGTAAATCGGCATAAGTTGATGAAAATAATTCTTCAAAAGAATTTAAAATCTCTTGAGTTAGACCTGGCATATCCTTAACATCTTTATTAAATAATTTTAACATATTTTCTCCTCCTGAATTTTTTTTTATAATTTTTTGTTTCTCATTTTCTTCACTATTTTACGTATAATTTTATAAAATATAAAACATACGCCTGTTGATATTAGTGCGAAAAATATAAACATTAATATCATGAAAAACACTACTTTCTCCATAATAACTCCTTTCTAAAGAGTAACTTTGAGTGATATTATAGCTGCTATAATCCATGCAATGGCATATACTACCATATATACTTTAGGAGTTATTTTTTCCTTTCTTATTAAATATCCTAAAAATCCATTAATAGTTAATACTACCGTCCATATAATACCTAATATTAAAAATCTTCCTTTAGAGGAAGGAACTATTATAGAGCACATTATAGATATAAAAATAAGGAGCAAATATGCTCCCTTTGTTTCTTTAGATAACATAATAAACCTCCTTAAGACCATTTTGATATTGTTTTCTTTATGATCTTTTCTATGTCGATCTCATCTTTATTTTTCATAACCCCTGTTGCTTTAGGTTTAGAAACATTTTTCTTTTTAGATGATTTAAATGCGACATTTTTAGGTTTATCATGTTTTTCTGATAATAACCAATCATCCTCAGGTTCTAAATTAGCCACGAATGTTGGTTTAACATCTCTAACGATAAATGTAGCTCTGTCTTTGTGTTTCTTTTGCCATCCATTTACAATTACTTTATTTACTGAGCTATCATTTAATATTTTCTTTGCCATTTGTGGTGTTACATATACAATGGCATCAAAAGATGATTTAGTATCTCCTTTATAGTGGTAATCTACCTGTGCCATTTTTACCGGGAAACTAAAATTTGCATTTTCCCCGTATTTTTTTAACATTTTCTTAAGTGTGTGTCTTGAATTTTTATGTAACTCAAAAGAAACATCATTTACACTGATGACATTATCTTCTAATCTATCAGATTTTTTAGTTACAATCTTCTTTGGTTTTACTTTTTCTTCGACCAATGTACAAGTGCAGTTATGCTTTTTTCCTTCTATTGTAATTTCTTTTTTAGTAGCTCCTAAAGATGTACTAGCTATTCCTACGATAGCTCCTAAAAATAATTTGTTTTTCATAAATTCTCCTCCTAAATATTTTATTTTTTTCACATATATGATATATAACGATAATATCTTTATTATATTATTTTTCTTCTTTTTTATATATGTGTACAGATGTAATATGCTCAACACAATATTGACCTAATTCTTTGAATGTTTGTAGTCCTCTTTTCTCTCTAGCTTCATCTGTTAATACTATATCTTTTAATTCATTTATATAATATTTATAAGGAGTATAATAAGGATCATTAGCCATTCTTATTAATACATCTTTTAGATAATTAAAATCAGAATATACTATTACATCTTCAATAAAATTAAGATCTGCATTTTTAACACAATCTAACTCATATGATACTCTTAATCTATTTATAGCTGAATTCTTTTCTTTTTGGGATATTGATAAATTATTTAATTTCTTTTTCCACGCTTTTATAATTGCTTCGAAATTTTCTTTACTAGCAGTAGAAGATAAACATAATTTACCATCTACGAATCCAGTCATTGCTCCACATCCAGCTGAATAACTTAATCCTTCTTTTTCTCTTATATTATCAAATACCCACATATTTAATATTTCAGCTAAAAGTTTATGTTCTACAAAGCTTAAGTTCTTAGTGTCTGTTATTCCATATATATTATCGTGTGTAGCACCAGTATATTCCATTAATTCTGGTAAATCTTTTCTTAATATTCCTGTATTATGACCAGCTTTTTGATATTTATGTAAGAACGATTTTGTTTCACCTTCTGGTATTTTACTCACCCATTCTTCTAACATATAAGCTACTAATTCTTCAACTTTACTGTCTGGTAAAGATTTAGGTAAAGACATAGTCAGGAAAATGTTATCTTGTTTTATGTTATGTTTTACATAATCCCATAAAGCTTTTTTATTTATTTTCTTAATGTCTTTTACGTCACCTATTATTGTGCTGCAAGATCTTTTATAATCTTCTGATATATCGTGAAATACTTTTGCTGTAATTTTATGATCTTCTGGTATTATACTTTCTTCATTTAATATAATACCCTTTTCTTTATCTATATTTTCTTTTTTAAATAAACTTCCATTAAATGCTCTTTCAAATTTTAACCCAAGAAGTCTTGCTGATAATTTCCATACATTTTCATCATATAATGATAAGCTATTATTCCATACATGACCTATTTTAACTAGGTCTTTAGTCGTATAAGCTTCTTGAAAAATACCATTTTCTTTTAATTCTTTTTCCATTTCTTTTTCATCATCTTCGTATGCTGTAACTAACATATGTTCTAAAAAATGTGCTGTACCGGGTATAACATCTTGTCTACCTCCCGATAATATAAATAATGAGAAACTCATTCCTTCATTATCGTTTCTGGTAACAATATAATTTTTTATGTCTTCCATATTAATCTCCTCTATTATATTTTTTTACTACGGTTGTAATTCTTTTTATCATATATTTATCTATATCATTTAATATTTTAACTACTTCGAGATATTCTTTATCTATTTCTTCTTTTTCTTTCACCATGTTTTCTACACCATTTAATAATGATGAGAATTTCTTATTTATTAAATAATCTCCTACATCGGGATTTAAATTCCATTTATGTTGGATATTCTTTAGTATATTTTGTCTAGTAGAAGTTTCTAACATTTTAATAAATTCAGCTTTTCTTTTTGGATTACCTAATATGTATAATGCTCCATCTAAACACATTTTTAAATTATCTAAAGTATTCTTTCTATCATTATAATATTTTTCTAATATGCTTCTTTTATATTGATAATGATGTTCGAATATTTCTAATACACCCATTCTTTTAGGTTCACCATTTTTATTTACTAAAAGACTATAATTATAACTAGAAGTGAAAGGAGTTAAAGTCTTTAACATTTCAATTGCTTTTTTCATAGACACGTCTTTTTTCAATATAATGTTAATTAGAATTCCATCTTTACCTGATTCATCACTAACAGCATATAACATATTATGCTTATTAAAGACCATATCACATTTATTAACAAAATCTGGACATTCTACTAAATAAGGTAATTCATATACTTGAATTATTTTCTTTCCTCTAGATGCATCTTTTAATCTAAATCTACCTTGTGCTAATATTTGTCCTTTACCAGTCTTTAATCCAGTATCAGATTCTCTAATTATATTACAACTATTAGGAAAGTCTATTTTTATAGTGTCTAGTATTCTTTTTTCCATTTTATTCCATTGTGTAGGTTTTTCTCTATTTTTAATATAATCTATATAAGAATCCGCCACGGATAATAAGTTATGGGGAACACAATTACATGCAAATCCAGGTGTTATACCTCTAGATCCTTGTACTAATAACATCGGTAGTAATGATGGGAATACTACTGGTTCTACTACGTCTAATAATCCTTTATATGTAGGCATAGTATCCGTATAATTAAAATCTTCTGTAAAATAAAAATCTTGTAAATACTCAGACATTTTAACCTCTGTATAACGAGCTGCTGCGAATTCTGAGAGACTTTGTGTTATGTAACCAAGGTTACCCTGTCCTACAACTAAAGTATTTCGTACACGGTCTTCTTGCGTTAAATTAACTAATGTTCCATAAGTAGATTGATCTCCATGCGGAATTAATTGCATACTTTGACCTACAACATCTGCAGATTTAGTAAAAGATGTAGCTTTCATATTTTTTAATGTATATAATATTCTTCTTTGTGATGGTTTTAGTCCATCTATTGCACTAGGTATAGTTCTAATAAAAGATGCCATAGCATATGATAAATAACAATCTTTTAATGCTGTAGTAACATCTATATCACCAAAGACTTCTGGCTTCTTTTCTTCCTTCTTCTTTTTAGCCATATATCCTCCTTTCGTATATTTTTATAAAGATATTTAGTTGGGTAAAAATAAAAAGCCACAAAGGGCTTTATTATGCATCCGGTTTATGGTCTTTATCAAATTCTTGTAAGTATTTTTCAGTCTGCTCCATAATATAATTATATAATTCATTAATATTATATGTATTAAAAATAATTGTCTTTTCTATAAATCGTTGTCTTAAAAATTTATATTTTTCTTTAGAATCTTCAGATATATCGGTATCAACTGTTATATCATAATCAAATTCTTCATTATTAATATCAAATGTAGCTTCGATTTTACAAGATATTGATAACCCTTCCTTTTGTGTTGAATTCTTAGGGAATATGAGAAAATTTCTTTTCATATCAGATTTCCCTTTATCTATTAATTCTTCTATATTTTTCTTTCGTTGCTCGTTAGCTTTTATATCATATAATTCCGTCAATGATGTGGTTCCTATAGCAGAGTCGTCGAAAGTATCTTTTCCATCAAAATTATCCTCAGTATCTTTAAATGCTTCTTTCCATATGATATCTAATGTTCCTATTAATATATTAAATAAATTTTCTGAATCATTGTAATACTTAGGAATTATCTTTTTCTTATATTTAGTTCCACCAACTATTTTTAGTTTACTCATGATCATTCTCCTTATATTTATTTAATTAAATCTTATGCATCAGGTTTTATTTGTTTATGAAAATCTGCTCTTTCTAATACGAAATTATATAGAGCTGTAAGATCACTTCCTTTAATAGAATTAATTACATTTATTACTTCTTTTTCAATTAGTTGATATTTTTCTACTGCTATTTTACTAATATCAAATCTAATACTACTATCAAAAGAGAACTCTTGTTTTTCTTCATCGAACTCAAATTTAACCTTAAGTATCATCATTAGACCATTATCTAAATTATTGTCTGCTTTAGGGAATATTATGAACTTTCTATCTGTTTCTAGAGTTCCTTCTTCTACTAATTTATTAATCATCTTTTTTCTTTCTGCTAAGAAATTATTTAACCCATCTGACACTTCATTCATAGAAGTTGTTCCTATAAAAGAATCTGAGAAAGTTTCCTCTCCATCTTTCTTATCCTCAATATTTTTTATGGCATCTAACCATATCAAATCATGTGCTGAAAATACTATATTCAAAAGATTTTCTGCACTAGCATAATGTTTAGGATCTATTTCCTTTTTAAATTTTGTTCCACCTACTACTTTTAAATTACCCATTATTATCCTCCTATAATTGTCTTTTTATCGTATCTATAAGATTACTATCTTTAATATTTTTTATTTCATTTAATTTTTTAGTTAATTTTTCGATTTCTTCATCACGTCTTTTTGTATCTGTTATTAATGCATTTAATTTTCTTTTGTAACTCTCTAGACCATCTATCTGTTTTCTATATCTTTTATTTAACATTCTGTAATCAACATATAAAAATGTAAATACTATTTTAGAATGTACACTTTCTATATTGACAAGATCTCCATTTTTATAGTAATTTAAAACTGTTCTAGAATCTATTAGTTTTATGTTTCTATAATCTATTACTACACTTATATCATAAGTATCATTATGGTTATGATTAATTTCTATATCCACATAATATGGTTGATTACTTTCTCCTAACTTAGCATGGTAACTATCTATAATGAACTTAATATATTTCGGGTTAAGAATTGGTAATTTAGATTTTTTACAAAATCTTTTAAATACGTCGAATGACATACAGATTAATTTTTCTTCGTTTTTTGTCATAGTTACATTTCTTATTTCCATATTTACTCCTTTATAATTCATTTAAATAAAATATTTTTCTATATTTATTAACAGGTTCTAATTCTGGTAAGGTTTGTTTTATCATACCTATCTTATTATCGTTTATTAGCTTATCTGTCTTCTTCTTTCCATATTTAGGTAAACCACTATACTCATTTCTTTTAATGCCTGCTATAAGGAAATATGAAGGTATTAGAGCATAATGTACAGCTGGATATTCTTTCTCTGAGAAGTAATTATTTCTATCTACAAAAAATCTACCATTAAATATCGATAAATCTTTATAAGCTAATAAGCATAACATATGAGGATCTCTAGATATTATTACTACTCTCTTATTTGTATTATTTATATCTTTATAAATATCTAAAATCGGAGAATCCTCACATTGTTTTACTGTTATGTTAGGTTTCATTTCACTAAGTTTCTTTAACTTACTTATGACAATCTTATCTACAATATTTCTTATTTCCATATTATGATATCTATTTAATCTTTCTTTACACCAATCTGGATATATAGATTTAAAAGTCTTATAATCATCTAGATTGTAATATACTGTTATAGAATTATTTTCTATATATGTTAATAAGAATTGTATAAATGTCTGAACTATTGTTTTCATTAATTCTGTTTTTTGTTCAGGTGACCAATCTCCAGAATCTATATGGAATAATATGGAACAAATACTGTCCATGTCCATTTTAATTTCATCGAAATCTAAAAAGTGACCACTACCATCATAAGGAGTTAAAGATTTATATATAACATCATTTCTCCATTCAATCTCTTTAGAGATTTCTTCTTCGGTTAGCATTATTCTTCACCCTTCATTTCTAGCATTTTCTCGTTATCTTTAATTAGTAAATATCTCAATAAAAGATGGATCATTATTATCTTAGGATTTTCAGATTTGTCTAGTACGATTCCATACTTTTCAGATATTTCAGCTATAACTTTCTCTGCTACTTTCTTTACTTCTTCTCTAGTTGTGTTTCCTATGAAATAATTTATTCCTGCTCCGTGTATATCTATTATATTCTTTTCAACGTCGGTATACTCGTATACTACAGATATATTTAGAACATCAGATGTAACTTCTATTATTTCTAATTTAACACATATGAACCATGGTGAACCGTATTTGTTTTGAATAAAATGTATTTTGTATCTTAAACGTCCATCTTTGATAGCTTCTGTTCTAAAATTTACCGACCAATCTTCTCCTAAATATTGATTATTGAGTAACCCTATAGTCTCTTTTTTGAAACCTTTCCATGCTAATTGTAATAAAGCTTGATCTTCTAAAAATATTTTTTCTAATTCGTTCATAATATTCCCCCTACTTTATAAATTTAGTGATGCTGATATACTACTCTCTATAAAGGGAGTAATATTCATCTCAAATCCTATTTCATACATTCCTTTAGATAATTGTGATGTCATATGATGAGTTAAGGATTTTCTAAAGATAGCTATTATGTCCATTTGAAAATCATTTGTAGATAAATATAGATCTACCGCTGGATTAGAAAACTTTCTTAATTCGTTATCTGTTATTGTTAATAAATGGCTTTCTATATCATCTGCATTCTCTTTTGTCACAAACGGCATCATACCATCACTCATGTTATAATATTCTGTCTTAAGATCATTTATTATTAATAAAGCTATTATATTAGCTAAATAGTCTACTGTAGTAATTACATCATACATACCCATAGTCATATAATCAAATAATCTAAAATATGGTGTTATTAAAGAAGTCCTGTTATTCTTAACACACCATACAAAAGCTGGTATAATTATTTCTTCTAATATAGCTTCTTGTACATTTATTCCTCCTAAAGATTCATAAAATATTCTACTAATAACTTCATCTGAGAAATTATGTATTATATTCATAAAACTCTTTTTTTGTTGTTTTAATATTGCTTTTAAATTTAAAAAGAACATTATATTGTTATCTCTAATTAACATTCTATTAAATTCGTGATAATTTATTGTGTAATATTGTGTTCCTTCTAAATCTAATTGTTGATTTATAATCATTGATACACCTCCATTTATTTATACTAAAGTGTTGAATTATTTTAATCATTTTGATAAGCTACTTCAGCAATATCTTTATTTTCATATGTGAGTTTTTTATTCAACTTTTGTACTGCATCAGCACATTGTTTATCTAATTCTACTATTTTAGACGTGATATCTAATAAAGCAGGATATGCTAATTCTCCTTTTCTTTTATTAGATAACGCTTCATATTTCAATTCTTCTATTTGATCTAATGTATCTTGATAATTTTCTTTTATATGTGGTATTTTAGCGTTATTTATCAAGTCTGTATAAAAAATCTCTAAACCATCAACCAATCTAATCAAATATGAAAGCTCATCTGCAAACGATCTTAATGAATAAACTCTATCTCCTTTTTCCAATAGATTCTTCTGTACCATATGAATTGTTGTATTTATCATAAATCTTATTAAAGGACTCCATCTTGATATTAGTTGAGTAAGAGCTAATCCAGACAAGTAAATTACTGGTCTAAACTGATTCCGTGAATTAGGTTCTCGTGTTTCTCTTATATCTTCTTTTAACATCGCTAGTCCGTAATCCAAGAGTTTTCCATTTTGACCTCCCTCTATTACTAAATGACTCATTTCTTCTCCTACTGATCTAATAAATGAAAATTCTTCTTGAATGTCACGATTGACATTCCTTATCTCTTTACCGGTTATCTCTGCTAACTGTATATTTGATAATTCAAATCGTCCTGACGAAAAGAAATTCTTCTCGACGATTTCTTGTAACATAACACTTTTTGAAACAATCTCTCTTTGTTTAACATCTTTAATTTCTCCTGGTTTCAACGCTATTTCTAATTTTTTCATAATTTTTCCTCCTAAATTTATTTTATTTCTTTTATACATCCATCCATATATGGATAAATGTTATATATTGATACTTGTATACTTAGTATTTTCTATATAATAAATATAATACTCTATGTATCTCAATCATATCTTGTCTTATTTTATAATTGTATCTACCATATCTACACATAAGATGTAGCAATCCGTCTGGATTAATAAAGTAGAATGGATGCCATTGATTTCTAGAATTAGGTTCCTCCGATAAAACGAACATTTCTCTCACATTGAGATTTCCTAAATCCTCTCTTTCTAATTCTTCTCGAATATCTCTTAACACAACCCTATGTTGTTTACCTAACACTTTTGCTAATTCTGATGATTTAATATTACTTCTTCTTTCTAATAGTAGATCATCAATAAGTTGCTTAACTCCTCCATTTTGTTTATACATAAAAATTATTCCTTTCTTAATCTCAGTACTCATATATGAGCAGTGAGATTATCATTGTATTGTTATTATATTTTAACATGTAAATAAGTAGGCCCCCGTATAGGGGACCATTTATATTTAACCGTAAAAAGCTTTCAATGGATCTGTTTTAGGACTAGCAAAGCAATATCCTAAATTTAATAAGAAATCATAAACATTCATTTCTTCTTCAGACCAAGGTCCATCATCTTGGTCATGTATTACAGAAAATACTTCATCTAAATTATTTATCATTTGATATTCTAGATTCTCTAAATAGAATGAATAATATATAAAGCTTAAGGTGTCTTTTGTTTCTTTAGTTATCCTTTCTCTATATACCATTTCTCTAACATTCCAGAATATTGTTGTTAATAACACATTTATAAAGTTTTTAGATATAGACATTATCATGTTACGAGCATTCTCAGTAGTTTCTTCATCTCCATATGTTATATTATAGTACATATCTATTAATGGAGTAGCTAGAGCAAATTTAATACGTTCATGGAATTCCTCTATAAGAAGTCTTTGACCTATAGCTTCATCAATGTTACATACATTTAATAATCTATCTTGTGTATGTAATGTGTAACATCTTAATTTGAATTCTATTCCTAAATTTACTAATAATTGTTCATAATATGAAGATTGATAATATAATAATTCTCCTATATATTTATGTACTACTATACTATTAGCTTCAGATATAACTTTTGTCCTTAAAGTATTGTCGACTTTATAAAATATTCTATCTATCGCAAAGTTATTAACTGATAATGCTTCATTAAATTTATTTTCTGTTTGTATCATCAGTTGATTTTTAATTTCAGCTTTTTCTCTCATTGTAGATCACCTAATATTTTTCGTAGAGATTTTTTGAAATTTTATAAATATCTACTAGATCGATTATTTTTGCATGATCAGAATGTACATCTATAATTCTAGTTAATTTTCTATTAGCCGGGTTATAATCTCTAGCATATCTATAACATTTATCCATCCATTTAGCAATATTACAGATCTTTACTTGTTGATCGGTATCAGGATCTAATAAATTTTCATCTACATCTATATAACAGATTAGATCATATAAGCTTCTATGATCATTCCAACAATTGAATACTGTTATATCATATAAAGCTGTTACTATTAAAGGTATTAATGATCTATCTGTATATAAGAAAGGTAATCCTGCTGGATGTTTCTTTCTTCTTTTATCTAACATATTATTAAATTTTATTAATCTTTTTGTAGCTTCATAAATAAATCCTTCTGTATCAAAATAATAGCTATTTTTCACATCTGTCATCAGATCTTTCATTTCTAATTCTAAAATGATATTTAAAATATCATAATCATTTAATAATTGATGTTCCGAGAAATATAATACACTACTTCTTTCATTCATCTTTCTAATTTCATTAAATATATCCTTATCTTTATTTTTCCATTCTTTATAAAGTTCTTGCGTTATAAATATCATGGAATACCTCCTTTATTTTATTTCTTTCAATCATTATATCACTATCAATATCGAAATGCATTATATTATTTTTACCTAATGGTACATTTCCTTTAGAGAAGTATATACTTAAGTAAGGCAAGTTCTTCCAGTTAATCCAGTTAGTTGATTCTTCAGTTTTCTTTGCTTTATTTGACACATGTTTATTAGATGATGTTTCAGTATGATTAGATGTTTGTGCATAAGCAAATATTTGAAATATATCAAACGGATTAGGTGCTTTCTTACTATCTCTAAATAATACGGTATTAGATTTCTCATCACTGTTACGTTTAATTATAGACACTATTAATCCAGGATTTAGATTCACCCTTTTTACTCCGATTTTAGGTGATTTCTTTTTAGGTATTTTATTTTCCTCATTGATATGTCTTAATATAATTTCTTCTAAAGATGCTAAATGTGTAAATTTAGTTTTGTGTTCTTCTGTTATACCATTAGCTTTTATTTCTAATTTTTCTAATAACATTTGACATCCAATATTTATTGCTATTTTATATCTTCTTTCTTTCTTTGTAGCTCTATGATTTGGATCTGCAATATGCATTATCTTTTTATTACGTATACCTTTTTCTTCTTTTGTTTCAGCAAAAGAATATTCTTCTTCATTTTGATCCATATATACAGCTTTCTTATAAGTATTCATGATGATTTCATTCCAATCTTCTCTTTGTTTAACATTATTAAATACTAACAAATCAGTTGGATTTATTTCCTCTATAGGATCTGTTGTTAATACATGAAATGGATTATATGCAAATCCATAGATACTTACTTGTAATATTGGACCAAATACATCATCTCGTACTATTGAGAAATATGCAGTACTAAATCTTCCATCTTTAAATACTTTAAATCCTAAATCTAAAGCATTAGTTAAGAATCCTGTATAGACCTGATTATGTACTCCGTAATAATTGATACCATCTATTACATATCTATTACTTCTATCTATTTCTGGTACAAGTACCATTTGTTCTGCTATAAATAAATCTGTATCTAGTTCCTCTTCTTTAAGGGACATTTGTTTAATTACTACAGAGGATGATAGGTTTTTCTTCCTTTTACCTCTTTTCTTTGGTTCATTTGGATCTGCTTTAATTTCATTCTCTTTATTATATAATTCTAAAGCAGCTTGAAATATTTCTGTTTCTTTCTTATATTCTTTTTCTAAGTATTCTAATACTTCCCATCTTACATGTTGATATCCTTCTACTTCTTCTTTAAATTTATTAATAGTATTTTCTAAAGCAATTCTTCTATATTTATCATAAACTACTTCAGGATCTATTATATATTTAAGATCAAATCTACTCATAACATTACCTAAAGAATCTACATCTGCTGAAAAGTCTACATCTTTATCTTTTGCTTTAGCTAATTGTTTTTTAAAGTCTGATTTAAATAAATCATCCATTGTTGCTGGTCCATCGTTCCATGCTATAAGTATAGTAGATTTTAAATTGTCATAACAATCAAAAGCAATATCTTTAAAATCTCTATCTTTTGATTTTAGTATATCCCTGTTCACTATTAATTTATCTTCACATGTTTGTACTTCGAATTGTAAATCCATCTCATCAATCCTCCTAAAAATAATAATAAAATATTGTTCCATTTTTATTTATAATATAATAAGAACCACCCATAAACCGGAATGGTTCTTATTATACTTTTTATTATAAAAATAATGCTTCAAACAATTCTTTTGAAATCTTAGAACTAAACCTCGCTTGTTTTCTGAAAATTAATAACTTTAGTCCTAATTTGTTCATATAATAACATAACCTTTGTTGATTTTGTTTATCAGCGTAGGTACTCTGTATAAATGCATTGTCAAATTCTGGATGATCTTTCCATCGTTCTATTTCATCTTTAATGTCTCTTAAAAGATTATCATGTCGAACGTTTAGAAATTGTGCCACGTATCTAGATGATATATTTATATCACCATTACGAACATTTTGAATCAAATTTTTTAACGTTGCTATTTTATCGTCTTCTGTCATTTTACATCCTCCTATCTTTTTATATTATTATCACTTCCGAATATATTATATATAATTAAATTTAATTAAGAGAAAAAAATATAACTGATCTAATCTCATTAAATTAAATCTTACACATAGAACCCTATGTGACCCCTTGCGGGGGAATTAAGCCATCGTTTTATCGGAACAGTAACAACAAACGATAACGTCGATCTAATTTAATTATCCAAGCCTTGGATTTTATCCGCGGTAATAAATTGGAATAATTAAATCGATTTCCAGTTATTTATGTATTCAAAATTTATGTAGAGGGCGTTTTATCGTTATGTTCGATAAACATAAGCCAGTCATTAGAGATCTAATGAGATTTTATATATACTAACCGCTGCATCTTATTTTTGATAGAAATAATAATAAAAATTGAAAAGGAGATAACCACATCGGGCTCCGTTTCTAATTTCTATTTTGATACCCTATTAAGAGCTCACTCTTGATGTGGGGTATTTTCTATAGCGATTAGTACATGTAAAATACCACTAGGTACTCTCATGTCTTTTGAATAAATATACCTAACTAAAAGAATCAGATTTATTTATTCACTTATATTATATATAATGACGAAAAAATAAGACCATCTAAAATCACGTAAAAATATCGCCCCCATAAGGGGGCTTATCTAAATAATTCATGAAAGGACGGATCAGTAACTTCGGAGTAGTCCCGATCCTAGATGAAAAAATTTTTGTGAGCTCAAAATTAACTCAAAAAAGTTTTCAATGTATAGAATATATCTAGGGAAAAGGAGTACCCTAAATATAATTATATTATGTTTATTAAAAATATATTTTTTATAATTGACCTAAAGGATTATTCTTTAAGGCTAATTCAGCTTCTCTTCTATATTTCTCCAGAAACTCATATCTCATAATGGGAGGCATCCCCATTATATCTTTTACAGAGAAGTTTTTTATATTATATCGAGATATAGCTTCGATTACGTTGTAGATAACGCTTTTTCTTTTTTCCACAGCTTGCTCTGGAGTAATAGAAAAACAAACATGATTGGTTCTACAGCAGTATTATTTAATTTACCACATTTCTTACATGTCCATTTATACTCAACAGCTTCTTTACCAAATTCTCTTATAGCATTTATTTGGGTTAACATTTTTTCTACTAATGTTTCATCTAAATATTTTTCTAAGAATGTTAATTTTTCTTCTAAAGTTAAATCTGTCATTTGTATAGTAGATAATATAGTTGGATTACCATTAACATCTTTATTCTTAGAATCTTCTATTCTTACCATATGTAAATATTTTGTTATAGTAAAGTTCTGTATATCTAATACTAATTTATTAGCTAATTCCATAACTTCTTCTAATGCTAAAGTATCTGTATCTCCGTCCGGATCTTCAAAGTTTCTTAATCTCTCAATTCTTTTTTGTATTTCTGCAGCTTTTTCTCTGTTAGTCATATTAATCCATTCATTAGGACCGAACATTTTTGGTAATTCTTTAATATATTTATTTGACATATATTTATTAATTATATAACTATCAAAAGCTCTATCGTAATCATGTCCTCTAATCCAATCAGGATCTTTCATAAAGAATATAGTATCGATACCTTTATCACCTTTAGTGTATCTAATACCTTTAGCTTTAACTTTTTTACTTCTCTTAATATTATTTTCTAAAGTATCATTAGGATCATAATTCTTATTAGCATAATCAATTATTTCTTCTGTATATTGAGCTTTTAATATCTCATCTACATTTTTAAATAATCTTTGATTTGTCTGACATGATTCACATGTATCTTGCCATATATCGAGTCCTTGACTTTTTTGTATTTGTTCAGATATACTATGACCAGCAGTACCTGCTGTAGCTTCATAGATTTCTCCCATTAAAGCAGTAGCTGCTAATATTATAAATGGAACATCTAAAGATGATACCATTTCAAAATGTACCGGTGTTAATTGTTCTCTATCTGACGTTAAGAATTCTGCATTTTCGAATATATGAGAAACAAAATCTCTTGTTTGAGTTCCTGCCATGTTTATCTGAGTTCTATATGCTAAATCTTTTTCACTTTCTAATACCATTTTATTTATCAGGATATCTAAATTATTAAATTCATATATTCTTACTGCCACATTTGTTACTGGTAAATATACATCCTTATATCTAGATTCTTTTCTATAGAAATCAAATACTGTAAATAAATCAGTATCTTTTTTTATTTCTGGTTTATTACTATGATATAAAGATGCTCCAAAGAATATATTTTTCTTATCGATATCATTAAATTGATAATCTTCTATTTTAACATCTTGTGGTGTTTCATCATAATTATCTATTATACTTTCTTCTACTAAATCACCTATAGTAGCTTCTCCTTCAACAGTTATATCTTCTGTTAAATCTGTTATTACAGGTTTTTCTTCTTCTACTTTATTCACTACTACTGTATCTGAAGACATCATCTTCTCTACAATAGGATTTCTATTATCTACTACTTCATTCAGTTCTTCAGATGGAACCATTTGTGCTGCAGCTTTACGTCCTTCTATTTCTATAATAGTAGAAGGATTATTTACCACATATTCTGTAGTATTCATTTCTTCTACTTCTGTTATTTTAACGTCCTCTTCTGTTGGTTTATTTAATTTCTCTGCAGTAATATTAGAAACATTACCTGGTAAAAAATTAGTATTCAATTATTATCTCTCCTTTCGTTTAGGGGGTAAAAAAAATAGAACATTGTCCATCACCCCATCGTAGACATCTTTCCACCATTCAACACCTTCTTTGAAAGTGGCTTTTATTTTTCTCATTTTCTTAATTCTCGCTAATCTTCTTTTTGCATGTCTTCTGTTAGATTCAGCTACCCATTCATTGTACTTAGCTCTTTGTTCGTTATCTATTTCCATAAGTTCTAATTCTTCAGGAGATAGAGTAGCAAGATAGGCTTCCCATTCCTTTTTTTGTCTGATTTCTTTTCTTCTTTGCCAATCTGCATAATACTTTTCTTCATCAAATGGTTTTCTTGTTTTCTTCTTTTTCATTCTTGTTTCCTCCTGTTATATGATATCATCATCTGAATATTCATATATGTCATTCACAGTATCTCCTAATACTTTAGAGACTACATCTGGAGCCTCAGCCTCTATTGTACCTGATATATTTTCCTTTCCTTCCACTAAAGAATTTTCTGGAGTAAATTCTTCTTGATCCTTTTTCTTATTCTCTTCTTCTACTTCCTTCCAATAGTGAACATAAATATCTTCAAAATCCCATCCGGTTCTACGTTTAAATTCATCTAAATAATGTCCCATAGTAACTCCGGTCATACTAGGAATTAATTTATCACGATTGAACCATTCTTTGTCTTCTTTATGTAATCCATATTCTTGAAATTGGAATTTTAATAATATAAAGTCCTCTATGGTATATAATTTCTGACCTGATTCTCTTTCCATATCTTGTAAGAATTCTACTCTATGAGATACTTCTCTTCTTAGTATCTTTATTACATCTTCTCCTAAAGCTTGTGCTGGAGGAGTTTCTAACCAATCAAAAAATAATTTATCGCATTCTTGTATTAGTCTTTGAATGATTACAGGAATAGAAGGTCTTCGTAGACCATGCCATTCATCATAAAGAGCTTTTGTAGCAGCCATATCATTCTTTAGTAAACTAAAGTTAACGTTTCGTGATTTTAAGTATTTTAAGAAGTCTGTTACATGAATCATATTTTTATAACCTGCACCAGAATCTATAGCATCTACTAGACCTTTCATTAAATCAGGTTCTACTACAGAAGATTGACTACGTGCATTCTTGATAATCTGTTTAGATCTATTGTCTAATTCATCATCTTCATCCTCTATATTTGTTAGCATATGTACAAATTCTTTAGGTATTTCGAATAGATCATTTTTACGATCAAAGTCTTTTGCTATTGGGCCACTAGTCTTAGCATTAAACCAGTTATCCAATAATTGCTTTCTTCTATTTCTTTCGTCTTCTCTGTTATGTTTTATCCATTCAGGATTTTGTACTTTCTCTAATACTTCTGGAGATAATTGTAATCCTCCATGGGGATCAGTATTAACGACTATATCATTTCCTTTATGGTCTTTACCTACTACAACTAATTTAGAGTCATCAACATCATTTAAGAAAGAAATATCATTTTCTTTTTTATTGAATATATCATTCAATTTTGCTGATATATCATCAGTCTTTTTTGTTATATCCATTATTTCCTCCTTATTGACCAGTTGAATTTAAATATTTCACTTGATAATTACCTGATGATAATTCTTGCATAATAGCATTAAATAAATCAGGATTACTTTTTTCGATTCTACTGACGTATAGTGTAAAATCTAAATTATTTTTTGATGTGTTGTATATATCTATTACTCTTTTTGCTTCTTCCGATAGATTCATTATTAGCCCTCCTTGTAAGTTAAAATTATATCCTATATATGTTTAATGAAATATTTAGGTAATTTTTTTCGGGGGTAATATTAAACGCCCCGAAGGGCGTTAAGAAATAAAAAGTTATAAAATTAAGATTGATATATAGTTCTTTTATATCCTGAAAATACATATATGTCTGCGTAATATATGTACCCATGTCAATCAGGACATAAAAAGAGTAAGATTCACAATTTACAAAAAAATCCAAGTAGGTCAACAACACCTACATAGGCAAATTTTTCATAATTACTCTTGTTACTAAAATGTTATTTTAATTTAATCATTTTAAAAATGTTATTTGATACAATAACCACATTCAACTCCTGAAGCGTAGGAATAGTTATGATGGGGTTCATAATTAACACACTTAGGGTCAAATATTGTTTACTAAAATCCTTATATTTTTTCTACATAGAAAATCCATTTGATGACTTTTCAGGACTGTCATCACGACAGTCCGTCACCATAATAGATTTTAAAAAGACAATTGTTACATTTTAACTACTTTTTTGTTAAGAAATACCATTATATATTTTGTTAATACAAGTAATAACGTATTATACCATACCACGTATAATAAATTATAAAATAATCCGAAAATAAATAATATTAAATATACTACATAATATCAACATTCAGCATTGATATTAATCACGTTAATACATTATTAAGAAGGTGCCGTAATTAATCCTTCTTAATAATAACCCAATTCCTTTTCATGGAGGTACGGCTCACTCCATATTGGAATCTGAAACTAAAAAATTCACAGCTATTTTCATTATTTTTTTAGACTTGGACTAGTGATCGTTATTAATCTAAAAAAACAGAATCCGGTCTTTTAATTAGTTGTACTCTAGAAATACAACAAACAAAAGCTCCATTAAAAAAACAATACATAGAAAATAACAAAAAAATCAAATTGAGTGATATTTTTTTATTATTCTTACTTTTTTCGCATATAATTTAAATCATAGTTAAGCTATGACACTGTATACACTAATTGTCAATTGTTCTGGTTCGTTCCTTCGTATCATTTTGGTACAAGGAGTCTTAATCAGCTCAAGTAAATAAAGACTCACATTAAGTGGAACTAATCTTCAGATTGGCCAGATCCGAAAATATAATTTCTACGTTTGTTAAAAATATTTTTTTGAAAAAATTTTACTTTTTTTTTTCGCTTATAAAAAGGTGATTTTTTATCGAAAATTTTTTGATCATCAAAAAGTCGAAAATCGTGGTGTAGTCCACGAATTCTGATTTTCATTTTTGGAAAAATTACGAAATCCCCATTTTTACCATGTTTTTTGGAAATCTTAGAATTGTCTTAGAAAAATTCGGTCAAATTTGGGAATTTTTATTTTAAGATTTTTGTCGTTTTGATCAATGTGGTATTGGTCAAAAATGCATTCTAAGGAAATTCTAAGGATTTTTTTGTAAAAGTATTAAACTTATAAAAATTTATAAGTCAAAAAGAAAAAAATGATATTTATTTATCTCTTGTAGATATAATATTATATAATATTATCGCGTACATTATATGTTCAAGAAAGAGATAAATAAATAATGACAAATAAGGAACATTATTAGGCTAGATTATAGCTCTAATAATGTGACCACTATATGGGAAGAATGAGATCTATGTTATGAGTACTGTAACGGGTATAGTGTAAGTACGGTATAACATAGATGATATTAATCTAATATTAACTCATACATGAAAGCGTAGCGAAAGATCTTTT